AAGAACATGTACTCATGGAGATAACACAATGGCTCAATTAAGTTCACCAGGCGTAAGCGTAACAGTAGTAGATGAAAGTTTCTACACCCCAGCGGCACCTGGTACCGTACCCCTAATAATCGTAGTATCAGAACAAGACAAAATGAACAGTGCTGGCACAGGTACTGCTCCCGGAACAACCAAAGCAAATGCAGGTAAAGTTTATCTGTTAACAAGTCAGTCAGACTTGGGAGCAACATTTGGTACTCCATATTTTGAAACTGATGCAGAAAACAATCCTATCAATGCTGGCGAATTGAACGAATATGGTTTACAAGCCGCTTACAGTTTCCTAGGAGTTAGCAATCGTGCTTATGTAGTACGTGCAGATGTTGACACTATGCAACTGATGCCTTCTACCAGTGCTCCAACTGCTCCTCCAGCAGACGGCACTTTATGGTTTGACGTAGCTGACACAAATTTTGGTGTATTCCAATGGAACGCAAGTGCGGCAACAGCAACTAATGGTCAAACATTTATTAATCAAAGTTCTGTAAACAACATTACTGTTATCACAGATGCAAACTTGCTGAGTGGTACAACACCACGCAGTAGTTATGGTGCGCTAGGCGACTATGCTATTGTTAGTACAACTACACTAAACAAGTTATGGTTGAAAAAATATCAAACAGATACAGCCGCAGGCACATGGGTTGAAGTGGGAACAAGTGCATGGTCAGCAGCCTGGCCAACTATTACTAGTAGCGCAGTTACTAGCAATGCACAAATTACTGGTACATTGATTATCAATGGTACAACTATTACTGGTTCCAGTACAAGTCCATCAGCATTTGTAGGTTTAATCAATGCTGGTGCAATCACTGGTGTCACAGCGGCATATGTAAACAGCACAATTCAATTGTACTCAACAGGTGCAAACATTGTTGTATCAGGTACAATAACTGGAACAAAACAAGCACCAGGCACATACGGAATTGTGGCTGGTACATATCTAGCTCCTCAGTTGCAAATTAGTCCGCACTTTGCAGTTCCTTTATACGGAACTTACGACAGTTTTGTAGCATATGGTTCAGGCAATGCTGGACAGCTATCAGTATATGGTGCACCAACAGGTTCATTATGGATCAAGACCACACCAATCAACTTGGGTGCAAACTGGTTCATCAAGAAATACAATGCGGCAACTAGCACATGGATCACTCAAGCTACACAGCTTTTTGCTAACAACCAGTCAGCAATGGCCACACTAGATCCAACTGGTGGCGGTATCAACATTCCAGTTGGTGCAGTATATGTCAAATACAATGATGCTGAGTTCGCTAGTCCTTATGCCAACTTTAAAGTTTATGCACGTACAGGCACTGGTGCTACAAATATTGTTTCTGCTCCAATCACTGCAAGTACATTCCCAGCAGTTGCAACTGGTACAGCCACAGCATCTGGTATTATCAGCAACGGTGCAACCACATTGGCGGCTGGCACAATTTTCACTCCAACAGGTACCATAACAGGCACTTATGCGGCCAACATGGTATTGAGTGGTACAGGTGTGACAGCTGGAACAACAATCACAACCGTTAATTCAGCTACAGCAATTACTGCTACTGTAAGCAACACTTTAATTGCTAGTGCAACAAGTTCAATAAATGGTAACGTTACAATTAGTAACTTTGCTACATTTACATTGGCGGCAGGTATGCCAGTTTATATCACTGGTTCAACTAGCCAGGGTATTAGTGCTGGTACATATTTTATCATTGGTAGCCCAACAAGCACAAGCATTCAGTTGTCAGCAACCAAAGGTGGTGTGGCAATCACAACTACAATTGGTACATTGTCAGGCTTGACGTTTGTTTTAGGAGTATTGAATGTTACAGCAGTGACCGGTACACTAAGCGTTGGACAAGTATTGAGTGGTGGTAGCGTAACAGCTGGTACATACATCAATGCATTGATCAGCGGTGCAGGTGGTACAGGTACATACGCAGTTAATCAAAGTGCTACAGGTGCTCCAACAACTGCTACAAGTTATACAGTGAGTACAAGTCAGTTGGTATCCAGCCCAGTCACAGTTACTGGAACAAGCTATACAAATGCATACAGCTTTACAATTGCACAAAGTCAAATTGGTTCATCATCATTGACAAGTCCAGTAACTGTATCATTTACATCAAGTGCATTAACTACAGATGCACAATCATTCTTAACAGCATTTAGTGCCGCAGTTACTGATCCTAAGATCAGTGCTACATTGAATACTACTACCAACGTGATTACAATCAGCCACTTGGCTGGAGGTGACATTCGTCTAGTAGATGGAACAGATACTCCACTAAGCAAATTGTTTACAGTTGGTACAACAAACAACTTCTACACAGATCCAACAGCTAATGCAAATAGCTATATTGCCACTCAGTGGGCAAGCACAGTGGCTGGAACTGGAGTTGCGCCAGCAAGTGTATTGGCACCAACAACAACACCGGCAGACGGCACATTATGGTATGACAGCAATATTGATGCTGACATCATGATCAACGACGGCACCAAGTGGGTTGGATATTTGAATTATACTCAAAACCAAGTGGGCGGCGGCACAACAGATCCAATGGGTCCAATTATTTCCAGTACAATGCCTACTGCACAAAGCGGCGGCTTGGCCTTGGCCAACGGTGATTTGTGGATTGATCCACAAGATCTAGAAGAATATCCAATGATTTACAAGTACAACTACTTGACTAAGAAGTGGGTATTAGTTGATAATACAGATCATGTTACTGGTGCAGGTGTTGTGTTTGGCGATGCACGTTGGGGGATTGAAAGTGCTAGTACCGCACAAACTGGTACCGTAGCACAAGCAACCATTGCCACTTTGTTATCTAGCAACTTTGTTGATTTTGATTGTCCAAATCCACAGTTATATCCAAAGGGCATGTTGCTATGGAACACACGTCGTTCAGGATTTAATGTCAAGCAATATCATGTAGGTTATGTAAGCACACAAGCATACAACACAATGTATCAAAACACATTGATGACTTACTATGCTCCAGATCGCTGGGTAACAGCTAGCCCTAATGATGTACATGGCGTTGGTCAATTTGGACGCAAGGCACAGCGTAGTGTTGTTCTAAAAGCATTGAACGCTACAATTCAAGCTAACCAGAATATTCGTCAACCAGACACAGTTATTTTCAACTTGTTAAGTTGCCCAGGATATTTAGAAACAACTAGCGAACTAGTTGCTCTTAACAACGACAACGGTTTAACAGCATTCATTGTTGCAGATAGTCCAGCACGTTTAACACCAGATGCTACAAGTTTAAGCAACTGGGGAAATAACGTTAATATGGCAGCGGTGGACGGTGAAGACGGATTGATTGTTACAGATCCATACACAGCAGTTTATTACCCATGGGGTTACACAACTGACTTGAGAGGAAATAATATTGTTGTTCCTCCAAGTCATATCATGTTGCGTACAATTGCTTTAAGTGACAACGTAAGTTATCCATGGTTTGCACCAGCTGGTGTACGTCGTGGCGGTGTTACAAACGCAAGCTCAGTTGGTTATGTAGATGGCATGACAGGCGAGTTTGTAACAGTTGCACTAAACGTAGGACAACGCGATACATTGGCAGCAATCCATGTTAATCCAATCACATACATTGCTGGAACAGGATTGGTTGTATACGGACAGAAGACACGCCAATTAGTAGCAAGCTCATTAGATCGTATTAACGTGGCACGTTTAGTAATTTATTTACGTTACCAATTGACTCAGTTGGCCAAACCATTTGTGTTTGAACCAAACGACACAATTACACGTAATGAAATCAAACAACTAGTTGAAAAACTAATGTTAGAATTAACAGCAGAACGTGCATTGTATGATTACCTTGTAGTGTGCGATACAAGCAACAATACACCAGCTCGAATTGATAGAAACGAATTGCACGTTGATATCGCGATTGAACCAGTCAAGGCAGTTGAATTCATTTATATTCCACTACGCTTAGAAAACACTGGTGCAATTAAAGGCCTTGGCAAATAATTAGGAGAATACAATGGCAATCGCATCATTATCGAATTTTACAGTACCATTAGCAAGTGACCAGAGCGCAAGCTCACAAGGTCAGCTAATGCCAAAGTTACAATACAGATTCCGTATTAACTTTGAAAACTTTGGTATCAGTACTCCAAGAACAGAATTGACCAAGCAGGTGTCAGATGCTTTCCGTCCTACTGTTGAGTTTGATGAACAAATACTAGAAATTTACAACAGCAAGATTTATTATGCTGGTAAACCAAAATGGTCTGCTGGTACCATCAAATTGCGTGACGATGTAACTGGCGCAGTTACCAAGTTGGTAGGCGAGCAAATGCAACGCCAGTTTGACTTCTTTGAACAAAGTAGTGCGGCAGCTGGTGGTGACTACAAGTTTACAATGCGTATCGAAATGTTAGACGGCGGTAACGGCACCAACACTCCAGCAGTTTTGGAAACATGGGAACTATATGGTTGCTTTGTTCAGAAAGTTAACTATGGTACACTAGCTTACAAAGAGCAAGGTCCAATGATGCTTGAACTAAGCATACGTTATGACAACGCTATTCAAACAACTGGTGGCACATTAGGTTCAGCTACTTCAGTACAAACAGTACGTGGTACAAGTACTTTAGGTTCTTAATAAACAAGCCTACGCAAGTAGGCTTTTTATTGACTGATCATTAAATGCGTATATTATTCTATCGATAAATAATAGTATGAGCTTTACATCCAATCCTAATTTACACACCGATTCTCACGTTAATCTTAAAGATTATCAGCACGGTGCCCGCATGTTCGCAGATCAGCAATTTAGGCTGGCTCCAAAACTTGACTTTCAATACCACGTAGCATTTAATATTAACAAATCTGCATTAAAAAATGCCAACATAGTTACTCGTTATGGTAACGAAATTAATATGTTAATTAAAGGTGCAACACTTCCAAAGTTTGAAATTAAAGCAGAAGTTGTAAATCAGTATAACAGAAAAAAACAAATACAATATCATCATTCAATGGGCGATGTCAGCTTGACTTGCTATGATGATAACATGGGATTAATGAATCAGTTGTGGCAAAATTATTATAGTTACTACTATGCAGACAGTACCAGTGCAAAATCTACAGGTGCTTATGGGAGAAACGCAACCCAAAACAGTAATTATATCAGTACTCCATTTGGTCTAGATAACAGCAGTACCAGTCCATTTTTCAATTACATCACAATTTATCAAATGGCCCGTCACGAGTGGGTCAGTGTTAAATTAATCAACCCCATAATTAAAAGTTGGGATGGCGGAAAGCTGGCGTGGGACTCGACAAAAGTACACGAGTTCACAATGGTGATTGCATACGAATCTGTGACCTATGATGTTGGAGCAGTTCAAGCTGGAGCACCTGAAGGATTTGGACTAGAACACTATGATGTGTCCCCCAGCCCATTAACTGGTATAAACCCCGATCCAACAGCAATAAATCCAAGTTTTGTACAAGCACTGGATATAGAAACTGCGGCACCTAGTATTCTCAACAATACAATTAATAGTATTAATGCATACCAAAACACACAAAATCCAACCGCACCAATAGGCACTGCTGGAGTAAGCACAACTGCTCCATTACAAACTATAGGAGGCACACCGGGAGTTGTATTCCCACAAGCGGCCAGTACTGGAAATAGTACAACTGTAGCTAAATCAATAAATTTAGGACAATAATATGAGTGTAAATTTACCTACCACTGCTTCTGCATCCACCGATGTTAAAACATTTTTTGACAATTATTACAAGACAGCAATAAGTTTTCCAGCCGCTGAAATTGATGCTACTGTGGGATTTTTCCTAAAACGTGGATTTGATCAAAACAGTGCAAGAAGCAC